TTAACATACTCGTTATCGAAAGTGTATTCAATTTGTCCGTATGTTTCTGCCGTTGCTTGTGTGTAAACTACGTTTGGCGAATCCGTATCTGGTTTGTATGTTAGCTTTAATTTTTTTTTGCTTAAATCGGGTAAGAAGATTAGTTCTTGTTCGATGTTCTTCGCAAGTTTTGTCGACCAATCTTTTTCAGCTCCTGAATCATACCATTCGTCACGATGAACTAATATAAGTTCGTTAGGTTGGTTCGTATTCGGATATGCGTAAAGATTATACATTTGAAATATCGCCTTTACAAAATCCGATTGTTTAATCTTCTGCGGGATAAATTCATTAACTACTTGTGTTCCCGTAAGAATCTGAATGTTATTCGAAGGAACTATTTCAACATTTAATAAACTAAAATCAAGTTCTGTATTTACTTGAGAGAATGCGCCTAATGGTAATGTATTTGAATCCCTCCAATACGCTATTCCTAAAGCAACAAAACCTAATTGTACTTGAACTTGTATAGTATCAGTTGATGAAACATTTTGGTTTACAGGAAGACTTAAATATTGTTGTATAGTAGATAAAGTAGTTGTTCCATTTGCTAATGGGTTAGCTGCATCATAAAATATATTATAAGAATATTCACCGATTACACTTGTTCCGTTTTTTAATAATTTTATTTTAAAAATATATGTTCTATCTATTAAAATAGCTTGACCTGCTGAATAATATATTGAATAAGCAGTAGAACCACTTGTATTATTCAAATTAACATCAACAACAAAATCAAAATTAAAGAAGTATGTTTGACCTTGTGCTGTATCGGTGTTGAATGGAACGTCATAAACACCAGTAATAGGGTTAAATAAATTTTGTATGTCAAGTGTTTCAGTCCAAGGTGAAATTATTTCAGTAAATGTTTGATTCAACCCTATTGGTTGAATATAATTTGTTACATAAGTTGTTTCCGCTGTAACCCTATAATCCGTGTAATCAAAGTTATTTACATCACCATTATAGGGGATCAATAACTTATCAAAGTGCGCAGCTGCTAAACTTGACCAATTATAAGTAAAACCACTATTTGCAAAAATCCTATCGAAATAAGACTTCGCATAAATAGCGGGTTTAAACTGATTAATCGTATAATTCGGGGTGTCGTTATACGGCATTATATACTTGTAATGGTCTGCTTGTGTATGTGACCAACTATTCGTAATTGCACTTATATCGAACGGATGGTCTAAATCGCTAAAGTCTAAATCAGTTAATTCTAAATTTGTTATTGCTGTGTAGAATTCCGCTTGTGAATCACGAATCAAAACTTCGTATTCTAATCCTTGCTCGTATGCATCCGTTAATTGAACTTTCTTAACATTAACTAATTGAAGCAATGCATCGGTAACGATAGGAATTCCATTCTGCAAAATAGAACATCTTGTTAACGTGTTTATGTTGAATGTCCCTTCGCTTATGTTAACGTCATAATAATTATTTAGAAGCAAGTTATTGTTCTTCGTTCCGCTTAGTGTTATAGACTTTGAGAAAGTTCCTTTACGCTGCGTTAAATCACGAATATCCCCTACTTGAAAATTCAAAGGTAGGTTAGTTCCTTCTTTGACATCTAAATAACCAGTTGCTATTTGTATTCTAACCATTTACGTTATCTTGATTTGCTAAACGAACTACTATAGAATGTTTAATTAGATTCTTGTTTCTTTGTTGGTAAACTTCATAACCCGTGTTTGTGACGATTACGGGTTGATATTGTGTTGATTCGGGAATCCTCAAAGGGCATCCGCTTTCATCTTCAGGATAAAGCCAAGATTCCGTGTTTGTGTACGATGCCAACTTCAAATAAACTTGTGGTGATGTTATCAATTCCTCGAAATATCGATTCATTTCTTCAGTCATCCAATTCGTGTTTAATTCAATCGTCTTTCTAACATTTATGTTAAAAGTCTTAAACCCTTCTTCTAACGTTGAATAACTCCATTGGTCAGGTGATAACGAAGTATCTACGAATCCCGTTACATCCTTGTTATATTCATCCCGTGTAACTTCCCCACGTTCGTAATTCTTCAGCTGAAAAGCGAATGAACTAAATGAACCTAACCTATCCAAGAACAAACAATGGTATTCAGAAATCTGAACTCGTGTGTCTAATTGAATTGTATATCGTGTGCTTAATGGGGCGAATGTTACTAAATCGTTTGAATAATAAAAATAATAAGAAGTAGTGTCCGTTTTTATCATTGGTAACGTTGCTGCTCCTATCGGGGTTAACACACCATAGTTATTCGCACCGACTGCTATTTGATTTATCGTAACTGCTCCCGTAATTGTTTTGTAGAATTGTTCCCCGTTGCTATTTGTAAAAATTAAATAATCGGGTGTTCCCGTTGGGTTTAACGCATTCAAATATATATCTTGACCTAATGTACTATAAAACGTAGTAGGTTGGTTTGTAAGAAGTCTTTTCGTGTTTGCGTCTAATGTGAAATCATCGTAATCGTATACGGGAAAATCTAACCATCTAAACACCCCGTTAAAAACAATGGCTTGATATAATGAACCCGTTACATAAGTTTTACGATTATCAGCATAAGTAATAGTTCCGTTGATCGTTGCATCCGTTACAAGTGACCACAAAGAGTTAACTACGATATACGAACCCGTTGCGCTTATGATAGTAAATAAACCTTCCAAGTATGGATTTGCTATACCACCATCATCCTGTGTGATATTGATTTGGTCGCCCGCTACAAAGCTATTCGTTACGTTTATTCTTACGTTTCCTGAACTATTAACTAACGTACTTGTGTACGAAACACGGGTTGTATATTCTTCACCCGTTTCTAAACGATATGTATAACAAGAATTAGTCGCTGGATAAAAGTCAGTTGAAGTCGTATCTAAATCAAACGTGACATAATTACTTAGTAGCTTAGATAAATCTTGTTCACCATAACCCGTGCCATATGTTGGTAAAAGTCTATATTCAGCGATTATGTTACTTGACCCGTCTTTTACTTTAAACACATATCTAAAGCCTTCATAGTTTTTTATGTTCGAATCTAAAATCCATTTTATAGGATTATAAGCGGGTGTTATATCTTGCGGACGTGCTATTAATGTTAATGCCATTATACTTCGAATTGTTCAATCCATTTATTAACCATTGTCGGAATGTCATCGTCATCCCACGAATATTCGTAAGGCATATCGTTTGCGTTTACCCCGAACGTTGCACTATCCGTAGTTAGTAGAATATCTATGCTTAATAACTTATCGATTGCTTTGTCTTGAATCGTGTTTAAGTCTATGCTAATAGTCGGGTTAACTATTTCTACTTTGAATTGCTCAAATTTATAAGTTGCCATAATTTTATGTTAAGGTTGTTCCTGAAACGTTAAATGTTCTACAAGCCATCCACCTACCACTTGCTGATGCTTTTGAAGTTAAATTAACCCAAGATTGTGACATCGTATAAGCTGTGGTTGTAGATGCTAAATAAGTTGTGGATGTCCAAATAGTAACATTCAAATTGAATGGAGCATAGTTTAAAATAAATGTAGTTCCGTAGTTACAAATGTTTTCCATTTCTCTTTTGTTCGGTAATCTCCATCCACTTGTATAACCAACTATTGAAAGTGCTAAAGCTGCATCGATAGCATCATTCCAATTTATATTAGTTGCATTAACTACCCTATAATAACCGAGAACCGTTGAACCATTATAAGTACTCCAATCTATTACGATATTCTTTGTGTAAGTAGTTCCGCCTAATTCATCAGTAAAACGATTCGTGTTTCCGAATGGATTGTTTTCAGCTAACGTAGTAAAGTTAGTTGCACGACCCGCTTCGATGTCGCCATCGTCACCCGTTCGGTAACTTGTAGTTTGTCCGCTTTTTAATAACGTAGCAGTTGAGCGATTAGGTGCTTTAGCTTTTATGTAAATATCATTTATCATAATCTCGTTACGTTTAATGTTACAACGGATGCTGTATTCGCTGTTATTGTTATTTTACTACCTGAAGCTATCGTATTCCCAAGTGTATAAGCTACACCATCATCTTGAATCGTAATAGTAGGTGCGTTTAAAATGTTGGTTACTGAATTAATGCTTAGGTTATAAGGTGCGTAAAAGTCAGTCGTTAACGCATCGATTAATTCTATCGTGTATTTTATCGGAATGTTTAATGTGTGAGTAGAACCAACCGAAGACCAATTAACTACACTACCCGATTGACCTAAAGCAAAATATTGAACTTGGTCAGTTAATCCATTCAATGCAGTTAAACCCGTTGTGAATGTCGTGATAACTTGACATAGATGGTTATCTTCAGTATGTAACGTTATTGTTCGTCCTGCCGTAGTTACATAAACTCGAATAGCTAACCTATCCGTTGCTAACAAAATAGTTTCAGGAACACTTAAAGCTGTGAAATAAGCATCTATTGAAGTACCATTCGTTATGATTTCAGGATTTGTAGAATTCGAAGCAATTAATGTAAACGTAGTTCCATCGTATTTATATAGTTCTACATAAAACGAAGGTGTGCTTCCACTACTTGACGCTGAAAAATAAAATTCTAAATTCCAATTTCCGCCCGGTATCTTTAATAAATTTGGGTCATTGGCATCAGTTAAGAACGAAGCGATGTAACCATTACCCGCACCATTTGTACGAACGAAATCCGTTCCCGCTCCTAATATAGGTGTCTTATTCATTTCGTAATAAGTAACACCACCGATCGTCCCTTGATTAACCGAGCCATTTAAATAGTAACTTGTTGAAGCACCACCACCCGAAACGGAAGGGAAGTTAGCTAACGAACCATCACCACGAACATATTGACTTACCACACCCGCTCCTGTAACTGCTAATGTTCCACTCGTTGTTATTGGATTACCCGTTACATTAAACGCTGAAGGCATTGTTAAATCTACACTTGTAACCGTTCCACCCGCACCACTTGCAGCATCAATGATTTCTTGACCCGTAATAGATTTGGTTTGATAACTTCCGCTAACTAATTCACTTATTTCTATTAAATCCGTAGAAGCTAAGTTAGACCCTTTCGGGGTCATTTGACTAATCTTTTGTCTTTCTCGATATGCCATAACAATATTAAGTTTTTCCGTGTTTATGTTTAGAAGGCGAAGTAACTATCATCCGTGTAATATTCCTGTCTAATATGAGTAACCGCATAACGAATCGCATCCATTGCATCGTCGAATAATTTAATAGGTTCATCCGTGATTATGTCGCCTACCTTCTTCCATTTGTAGTTATCGTATTCCTTTTTGATTTCTTTAGAATCTTCACAATATACCCCAAACGTTTTAATGTTATCGATTCCCTTTTTAACCACCTTGTTTGCATTCTGAACATCAAACCCTGCATTGTTCATTTCTGCTATTATTTCCGGACGTGAGTAATCGGCTAATATGGTAACGTGTTTTTCTACTCCTAACTGATTCATCTTGTCGATTAGGTTCGTAGTAGTCAGATAGCTTTCATAGATTACTTTCTCGATGAAGATGTCATTGTCTACCCAATAGACCCGAACCAATGCAGTAGGGTGATTATATCCGAAGTCTAACCCATAAACATAATTAACGAATCGTGCCGGGCGATGGTTAATAAAGTTCCAATTCGAATAGATGTTTGATTTGCTAATGGCTTTTTCACCGAGTGCATAGATTTGGTATAACGATTCATCGGTACGTTTTAAATCTTCGATTTGTTTTTTAATGCTTTCAGGTAAAAATGGATTGTCACGATAGGTAGACTTAATTAAAATGCTTTCGTCTTTCGGTAGTTCGTACAACCAACTTGAACTCTCGGATGGATTATAGTCGAATATCAACTTAAACTCGGTTCGCATATTTAACTGCGTAAAGTCATCGTAATACAATTCGTTTGCTTCATTACACCAAGCGACATCACGTTTGCGACCTCGAATCTTTTGTTCATCGTCAACCGAAAAGAATTCAACGATCGAACCATTATCGAACGTATAGATGTGTTCCGATTTGTTATGTCGTTCCTGTGAATAGATGTTAAGTTCTTTTAGGATTTCGAAGAAGTCACGCATAACCGTTGCTCGTAAAGCAGGGAAAGTCTTTCGAATAATCGAAACTACCTTCTGCGGATTTTGTAAACTATAGACGATAAGCAATTGACAAAGCGAATAGGTCTTACTTGAACGTGAACCACCTTCGTTAATCACGAAACGCACCCCTTTGTTCTGAAGTGCGCTATAGTTCTTTTCAAATATAATTGTGCTGTTTAACTCCATTTGCTCACTTTATACACATTTAGGTTATACTTACCCCATAGATGCGTTTACAATTCATTCGTGTTTGTGTCACTTGGTTTTATGATATTAACTTTGATTTCGTTAATTCCTTTGCCATCGGTTGTGATGTCAGTCTTTTCAGTTAGGTTGTTTAAACGTTGCGTGATGCTTGGATTGTATTGACCAACCATTCCACCTTCGATTTGGTCTGCCCTTATTTCTTTCTTTATTATAGAGCAGATACCGCAATATTCGCCATAAGAATCATTACTATTTCTGAAATAATGTTCAATAGTAAATCCTTTTTGAAAGCAAAATATTTCGAATCCATCCATTGTTAATGGCACTCTTAATGTTTCTTTGGCTATCTTACCGCTTTGAAGTGCTTTATCGATAGTTCTTGGATTCGTCTTTATGTATTCTTTGTATTCTTCGAAGTAAGAATATAGTTTTTCAGGTGTTTCTATTAGTTTAGGTTTTGGCATAATTAATTAGGGTTATATTTATATGTTTCGAATTCGTCTTTTTCTACTGCGTGAATTTCTAAAGAATATAATCGGTAGTCAATAAACACACAATAGTTTACTTCTGCTACTTTCATTATCAAGCGTAAAGCGTTCCAATCTGATTTATGTTTAGATGGATTCATAAACACTATGTAATAATCGCTTTTTAAATAAACGCTATTCACTTTTTCTTCTTCGTCTTTTTGGCTTTTCTTCGATAGGTTCTTGGGTTTCTTCTTGTTCTATTCCCGTGTAACTTATTGCTTCAGGTTCAAACAAGTAACCTAATCCGATTGACTGATAGTAATTGAATCGTTTAGGGTCAAGTTTATCGACTTCAATTCGTCTTTGTCCAAGAACTGAATCATATTTAATAATTACTTTTCCTTTGTGTTCGTCTTTAATTTTCATTTTCAAGTTTTATTCGTTTCAAATCTTCTTTTATTTCTTTAATCCAATAATGCGCTGTAACGTACGGAAGGTTGAAGTACTTACCCATTGCTCGTGAAGTAGTGTAACCTTTATCATAATACGCTTCAAAAATAATTAATTTAATTCTATCTTGAATCGTGTTTCTATAAATTTCAATACAGGATTTATGAAGTTGATATTTGCGTTCCTGTTCTATTTTATATATTAAATCGCTATCGTCATTTGTTTCGTTATTCGTGTATTCGATAGCCGTGACTGATTCGTCTTTATTCGATTGTGAAGTGTTCCACAATATTTGTTTTTTGATCGTGTTTAGTAGATAGCTTTTAACTTCGTTTTCCGTGTTTATATCGGGGTTTAAATCTACTAAGTAAAGATAAGCGTTATTGATTACTACATCGGCTGTTATGGTGCTATTCATTCGCACCAAAAAATAATTTGTGTATTTGCGTATTTCAGCGTAATTCGTGTTTATATACCGGTCAAGAATTGTTTTCAAACCACGACATAAAATCTTTGAACCATACCCGCCTACGAACGTTGGAGCAAAAACATTCTCCATCCTTTTTTCCCGTTTTTAGTTCCTTAATCTTTTTTAACTTATTCAAGCTAACCTTTGAATATTTAATTACATCTGCTGAAGCGTTTATCTCGTTGATTACTTCAAGTTCAATTTGTTCAAACATATATCTACGATAAAAGCAATTAAAGCAGCTAAACAAGCATATTGAAAGCTACCTGAATAAATTAACGTTGACCAAAACGACCAACATTTCCAACACCCTAAAGACGAATGAATATAGTTAGATAAGTGAGTAACCTTTAGTTGGGTAAATATAAAATCAAAAAGCAGCTGCAGGGGTTCGAAGTTAACAAACCACCAAGCAACTGCTATAATCAGTATTAAATTCATAGCCTAATTTTCGGCTAATTTATGCAATTTTCTTTTATAGTTCAACAAACGTCCTAAAGCACGGGAACAAGTGTCTAATCTATAAACGTATTTTTCGCTCAATTCGTGTAACAAACCTTTCTTACAAGTCATTATCATATCTGAATGTAATCGCATTCGTGTTTGCATCCCTTGTATCATATCTTCTATTATTCCCATACGATCTTCTACTTCGTCTTTATCTATCGCTACTCCTTTTCCGTCGCACGACATACAAGTAAAGTCAACAGGATTTTGTTCATAAGGAATGTGCGTATCGTTTAAATCGATTGTTACATAACCATCTCCATCACATTCAGGGCAATTCATAAATAAATTTTTCATAATAAATAGTTTTAATTGTTAATTGTCTACAAATATATTAATTAATATAATACAAAATAAAAAAAAGCGGAATTTTTTACGTTCCGCCTTAAAATTTACTTGCTGAAGAACTCCCCGAGTCGTTCTATTGACTTACTCGATAGGTTACTTCCGTTTAAAAACTTATGAAGATTAGGTTGTCTTATACCTACTTCTTTTGAAAAAGCATTCAAGCTGATTTCGTGTTTTTGTAGGTATTGTTTAACCATTGCCCGTGTTACTTCATTTGCTTCGCTTAACACTTTTGCTTGCTCTCTCATAAGTTACCTAAAAAATCGTCAAATTCTTTTCCGTATTGCGGTCTTCCTTGTGGCTTCGCTTGTTCCTGAACGGGTTTAAAACTTAAACTTTGAAACTTTCCGTTTTTACCTTCCTTAATCCAACTGCTAACGTAATACTCTACTCCGTTAATTGTAGCTTTTCCATTGTAATGGGGGTGCGTTTCCTTTTCTCTTTTGTCGTTAGTAAATAACGCTCCGCTGTTTTCTCTTTTTTCCATTTTTACTTTGTTTTAATGTATAATCGTTTAAATCTTTCAGTTGAACAGCAAAAGTCTTTTATTGTATTTGCTTCATCTTGTCTTATTGTTTCGTACCAAAGTTTATCTCTTTTAAAGTCTTTGATTTGTACTACTTGCTCTCGGGTCGTGTTTTTGTAGTAACCCATTACTTTTAAATCTTCATTCATAGTTCTAAAATTAAATTGTTATAATATTCTCTTGCTAACTCTATTCGTTCTTTAATTTGTTCTATTACGCTTTCGTCTTTTGCTATTTTAAAGACTTTTAAGCGCTTTTCTTTTGGTATGTGATTAAAGTTATGTTTCTTCTGCACAAAATCTCTTACATCTAAACTTTCATCTATTAACCCTTGCTTCCAATGTTCACGCCTTACCTCATCTTCTACAATTTGAAATGGAGTATTTACAAGGCAGTAACAAAGTAACGCTTCTTCTTTACCCGACAACCATAAGTAACCTTGTAATTGGTAGTAGTAATCTTTGTTAGGGCATTCAGTCTCGAAAAAAGGAAACGTTGTAGCATCCCAAGAACACTTGACATCTAATAAAACTTCATTCGTGTTTACGTCGGGAGTTCCTGTTAAGTAATCGTTGGTTAGATTCTCGTCATTTTTATAGATGAATCCTAAGTCAAGAACATCGTTAACTAATTCAATGCCTTCGTCTTCTACTTCGTTACCTTTATCAGTGTACCTGCTCCAAAACTCTTTACGGATTCCGTATTTATGTTCTATTGCAAGTTCCTGAATGTAGGTTTTTGTGGTTTTAGAAAGAACCTCACCTTTTGTCTTGGGTGAAGTCATTAATTTACCTATTTGTGAACATCTTATTTTCATATCAGTAACAATGCTTTTTGTTGAACTTCATTTAATTCGAACTTTGCTTGCAATTCTTCAGCAGTAAATTCACCATTACGGATAGCTTCAACTGCTTTCAAGAATCGTTCACCTTGTATTGTAGGTTTCTTTTCCGTCTTTACTTGTTTTATTTGTTCGCCAGCCGCATCTACATCTTTATCGGTTACAATACCTAAAATCGAAGACAATGCATATCTACGCAAATAAGTAATTGCAGAACCTAATACTTGAAAGTCATTCATTCCTTTTAATTGAACACCTTGTGGAATATCCGTTTTACTTTCGATGTTTTCACCGCTTTCATAATGAAATAAACAAGTTACTATTGTTTGCCCATTAATTAACTGCGTGAAGCCTAATCCGTGTTTTTGCAATAACGGGTTAATTACTTCAAAGATTTTCGGAAGGTCTGCATACGAATATCCATATCCTTGCGTTCCTTTGTGAATTACAGGCACTTCCTGTTGGAAAGCCGCTAAACTTTTAAATAAATTTTTCATAATCATTAATTGTTAAATTGTGCGTTACGGATGCGCACCCCCCGTTTTAATTAAACTAAAATATAATTTTCAGTAGAATTGATACAAACGTTTCCGTATTCTAATGTTTCTAAACAAATAATAGAAGCGGTAAATGCACGACCATTTCCTGTATTATATGACTTAAGTACTTTTGTGTTTAAAATTGTTAATATTTCGGTTTTTTTATTTTTTTTAGGAGTAATTGCACGTTGCGGAAATCCATAGGAAAGAATGTTGTTATCGCTATTATATACCTCTTCTACTAAAATTTGCATTCCTTTAATAATTCTATCACCTTTAATTTTTTCAATTGTTTTCATAATCGTTTTTTTAAGTTTTAATTGTTAATCGTTTACAAATATAGTTATTCTTTTTAATATAACAAGAAAAAATAAAAAAATATTAAAAAAACTTTTTATGCTTTTCATCTATTAACATAGGTGTCGTGTTTTTCCAATTAATTCTATGATGCAATCGATTATTCGTAAAACCCATCATAGCTACTTTAACTGATGAAGGCTGCATAATTACGGTTGTAAATGCTTTGCAATAAGTCCCGTATTTTAAATACATATCAGTAATTCCACTTTTATTGCTTTGTGTTGGCGCTTGCTCTAAACCTATAAAAGGTAATGTTAAAAACAATTTACCTCTACTGCCTAATGTTGTATAAGTATTTACATCTTCATTCATAGCGCCAATAAAATTAAATTCTCTTTTAGTTGAACAAATAAAAGAATTCATACATTTCCGTGAATTCATCCTATAATTACTTATCATAAAACAGCCTTCACCACCTATAAAATCTCCACCTTGAGCAAAAGCAATACTTAAAAAATTTGTGGATTTATAAAAATTTAAATAAATATCAAAAAAAACATCTAAATTTTTCGTTTTGCCTGAAGTAATGTATTTATCTATAAATCTATATCTGAATGAAGAATAATCATCATCTAATTGAATAAAATAAGTAATATTTAATTCTTTTGCTATTTGAAAACAAGCGTTTCGTGCGTGAGTTATCGTTCTTCTTTCATCAAAATTATTACCTTCATCTACTTTATCCGCCATTGCTTTTTTATCAAATATTTTCACGTTTTCAATTCCGTAATTTTTTTGATATTGATTGATAGTTTTATCTTCATTATCTACAATAAAATAAATTTTACCTGTATATCCACATTTTTTTAAAGTAGTATATGTTTTAACATTATTAGGTCTGCCGTGTGTTAATATAAAAACACAAAAATCCTTATTCTCCATATTCTTCTAAGTATTGAGTTCGTATTTCATCACATAATTTAACATAGCTTAATTGAATAGCTTTTTCAAAATCTATAATCACTAAAGCCGACTTTTCCATTAAATCTTGCATTTCTTTTGAAGAATGAGCGTAATAATCCGCTATTTTTTCATAATTAAAAACACTATGTCTTCTTGCTGCATCGATTAAAAATTTCTTTTCTTCAATAGGTAAATTTGACATATCTATTTCCCTTATTAATCTATGTGTTTTGCTTTTATCGCAAAGTTCTAAAATATGTGGTTTTACATTTTTAGGTTCGTAAATCGGCGCCTCAATCTTCGTTGAATATTTTTTATCTTCTTGATTAGGTTCAAATTCTTGACCAAATAAATTTACTTGTTTCATTGTTTTTAATTGTTAATTATTATATAAACTTTTTTAATCCTTCAGCGCATCGTTGAATTGAATTAGCACGTTCCTGAAGGCTTTTAATTTGTTCAGCTATAGTTTCTTTACAATCGCTCGTAAAATATCCGTTAGAAGTCGCTATTAAAGGTATTATGCCGTTTGTGCGAATGTAGTTAACTAACTTTCTTAAACGTGGTTGGTTTAATCGAATTTTGTATCCGTGTTTTTCTAAATACTCATTCATTCGATTAACTATTAATGGTGCTTTAATCGGGTTTTCCTTTTTGTAGTTTCTGAATCCGTGAACTACGATAGGCAAAATCTCCATTTCTTCGCTTGTGAGTTCGTGTGTGAACTCTTCAAAATTTGTTATCATAATTTAAGTTTTAATTGTTGGGTCAAATATAGTTATTCTTTTTAATATAGCTCTAATTGTTTAATCTTTTTTTTATAGGTGTTAATTATTTCTTTGAGTTCGTCTTTTGTAAACTTCCGTGTTTTATGGCTTTCCGCTTCCAAAAGTGTTAATTGTTCTTCTCCTATCTTGTTAATTAATCCTTTGCGATATTCAATTAGATTCCCTGAAAGATACGTGTTGCAGTGTTCACATTGTAAATGAACATTCAATTCATTAAAGCGAACGTTCCAATGGTTGTTAGCATTGAAGTAATGACCGGCATTTTCTTTTAATGGTTTCTTTTGGCAGCTTATGCAGTTTTGTCCTTTATCTCGTAATCTGATATATTTATTAAATATTATTTGAGTAGCTTTTATTAGTTCTTGGATAGTTTCTAAGTCGTTCTTCATTTTAGCTTTCGTCTTTTTCCAAGTCTTCGCCTTTTCGAATTCTACCCAAACACGGACGCATTCAGGTTCTAAACAAAATTTTTGATTGAAGCGGATAGGTTCGAATTTCTCTTTGCAGTTTTTACAACGTGGCATCTTCTATTGTATGAATTATTGCTCCATTTTTATTTTTGCTTTTTGTTATTTTACAACTTGCAGCATCTTTAACTTGTCGATATAATTGTTTAAACAATCCTGATTTATAAATAATATGCTCAGATTTATTTAACCTATATTCATCATATTCCCTTTGAATTAAATTTTCTCTTAAATCAATAAAATCTTTGCACGGAAAAAATACTAATAATTTATAAGGTG